GTGTTACTGCTGCCACCGCAGTATTTGCTGCAGCTACTGTTACAGTAGCCGTATCTACTGCTGTCTGTGCTGATTGAACTAAAACTGTGGCTGTCTCTGATTGGGCAACTTCTGTTGCAATTGCTGTAGCTACTTGTGCAACTGTGGTTGGTGTTTCTGTCATTAATGGAGTTGCTGTTGATATTACTGTGGCTACCGCAGAATCTACGGTAGTAACGGCTTGCGTTACTACTGCTTGTGCCGCTACAACCTCTGGTGATTGAGTTGTCGCTGCTACTGGTATTGCAGCTACGGCTTGTGTAACTGCCGCTACTGTTGAAGTAATTGCTTGAACAACTGTTGTTGCAGTTTCTACGGCTGAGGATACATTTGATACTTCTGCTACCGCAGCCGTTGCTGCTGCTACCGCTGTATTTGCTGCTGCTACAGCAGTGTTAGACGTTGTTACTGATTCAACCGCAGTGGCTATAGTCACTGTTGCTGTATCTGATGCGGCTGCTGCCTGAGCAACTTCTGTAGTTGCGGTTGCAATGGCTGTGTTTACTGCCTGTTGTGCAGGGCTTACCACAACTTGTTCTGCAGGAGCAGGAGGCTCATTAGCATTAGCAAAGTTAGGGCTAAAAAGGAAAAGCCAGCCAATTATAAAAAGGCTGGTTAAAAAATACTGTAACTTTCTAGTCAACTAGGTATCTCCTAAGTAATGCAATATCTTTGCTTACTTAGTAATTATAGCAGAAGGCTAATTTAAATTACTTAGGATTATCTGTTTTATAAAAACCGTTACCTTTAAACTGTATACCAAATGGTGTAAAGTGTCTAGTCATTGGAGACTCACATTCAACACAAGTGTATCCTGGATCATTTTCTGTTATTGATCTGTTAACTGACATTGTTGCATGTGCATCATCGTATGAGCACTTGTATTCGTACACTGGCATTTTTTATCCCTTAATTATAATGAGCAGTTTGAGGACATGCTCAGGTCCATCCTGCGGGTAACGGCCCGCTATCTGCGACTCCCCGATGAAGGGGTGCAGAGTTCCATTATACTATTTCTTTCTCTTTCTCTCAACAGGAGATGCTACTACTTCTTCTGGTGTAAATGAATCGAGAATTTCAAATGTTTTTGGCTTTGCCTCTTCAGGAACATTTCTAATAACTAATACCTTTAGAATGCCATCAGACATTGCTACTGCTGCAACCTCCATAAATTCAGATAAAGAGAAGGTTCTTGCAAAAGACCTTGCACCGATACCCTTATGAATATATGTAGTTTCATTTTCAGATTCCGATGAACCCTTAATTGTTAGAACATTTTTTTCCTGTTCAACAGAGATATCTTCACGCTTGAATCCAGCCAAAGCCAGCTCAATCATATAGCTATCTTCACCTACCTGGGCCAAGTTGTATGGCGGATAGTTTGTTGAATTATGCATTACCTTTTCGAGATCTTTGAATTGGCGATCCCAGCCAATAAAAAATGGATCCTTAAAAAGATCCAATGTAAATGAGTTTACCATGTTATTCCCCTTTCAAGCGAATAAATTAATATACGGACCCTCTATTGAGCAGTCCGTATATTATTATAGCAAAATATTTATATCTTGTCTACTTCTTCTTAGCCCTTACTTTAGCAAGTGCTTCAAAGTCCTTTACCTTGGTATCCCCTAGGTATCCCCAAGCATATCCATCGGCAATCATTTGTTCATTGACCGATACTTTAGATCCGTCTAGGAATAGCCATCCAAGGATACGCCCGTATTTTTCTGATGAGTCCATTTTTTCTGTTTTAATAACAACAGTCTTAGATGCATCAATTGCCTTCTTTAAATACTCTTTAGACTCAAGGCCAAGTGCTTTTTCCATTTTGTCTGTAGTACGGCTTTCAGGAGTATCTATTCCCGCCAACCTAACTCGTGAGCTAAATGAGATATCGAATCCGAGATCGATTTCTACATCAATTGTATCTCCGTCTACAACCTTTGTAACCTTTTTAACGTAATACTCAAACATTACTTAGCCTTCTTGGTTGGCGCTTTCTTAGCCACTTTCTTTGCTGGTGCTTTCTTGGCCACCTTTTTTGCAGGAGCTTTCTTGGCCACCTTTTTTGCAGGAGCTTTCTTGGCCACCTTTTTTGCAGGAGCTTTCTTAGCAGCCTTCTTGGCTGGTGCTAAAATCTCATCTATGTTTACAGAATAGACATCTTCTTTAACTCCGAAAAAGTCCTTAAGCTTTTTTAAAACGTTCATTTTATTCTCCTTGTTTTTGTACTGCTTATGATTAGTATAGCATTTTTTTATTTGAGCGGATGATGAGAATCGAACTCACCCCTTCTGCTTGGAAGGCAGAGGCACTACCAATATGCAACATCCGCATTGTGCCGTCGGCAGGAGTCGAACCTGCGACCAAGACCTTAGAAGAGTCCTGCTCTATCCTCTGAGCTACGAAGGCATTTCATTAATCGTTTGGTATGTCTGGATTGAGATCCATTTCAATTAATCCCTTTTCTCTTGCAATCTTTTGTCCTTCAGGGGTAAGATGAATAGTTGCCTCTAGCTTTTCATTGTATTCAATTTCTACTAGGCCCTGCTCATACAACTCAATGAGTGACTTGTCTACATACTCTATGTGAGATTGCCACAACTCTGGTGCTAACTCTTTTGCTCTATCGCTAATTGAATAAATTATCTCGCCGCTTTCGTCAACGCCCTCAAAACTTATTGCACCTATTTCTAAGTAGTACGCAATCCTTGCATCATTTGCTTCTTCTTCGTTCATTTAGTCTCCCTGTGCAACATGTAGGACTTGAACCTACGATTACCGAATTATGAGTTCGGGGCTTTAACCAACTAAGCTAATGTTGCTTAGGTGTCTATTATAACGTGCCGTCTTCATTTTTGTCAATAGTTTCTTCTACTATCTGCTGTACATATTCTGAAAAATGTTTTCTTATATTTCCCATTGGTCTGTGGCCAGCGAGTTTCCATATTCTTTTATATTCAATTACGTTAGAGAATGTAGTGGGACAAAGAACTGTTCCATTATATTCTTTTAATACAGTTGGAAGTGGAACATGTTTGCCACAACATTTACATTCTTTTGCTTTTTCTTGATACGTGCTCATATTATTTGCATCCTGTCCATTGCGTCTTTTAAGTTTTCTGGCATTCTTGGAGCCCTAATCATATTATAGGAACTTGTTTCTCCGTCTGCTTCTTTTCCAAAATCATTGTCATAGCTCATTGATTCATAGGTATGAATGTTTACTTCTTCGTTTGTATCAAACTTACTTCTACTTATTGAGTTATAGATTGCTCCACATACAGCATCCGCCAAGTCTTTGGATCCCTTTCTAGGGTGGTCTACTCGATCTCTCATAATTCTTAACTGTAGTAGTTCATCAATTAACAAAGGTATATGTGGTCCGACCACTCTTTCTTCTGCAACCACCATAGCCATATCATCATAATGCTTTTTAGCGACAGATAGAATTTCAGTATTGATGCCATATTGTTTTAGTTGTTGCATCATATCATGTGAATTCCATCTGTCAAAGGTACATACACGAATCTTAAATCCTCGTGTCTTCAATGAAAGAATATAATCTTTAACTTCTGTAAAGTCTACAGACTTATCTTTTGTTGGGGTCCAGAATCTAACAGCGTCTATCTCAACAATTGGTGCTGGCTGAGAATAAGTGTCTGTTACTTTTACATTAACCCATCTGTTAACGTGTGCCATTGCAACTGCACAATGGTCATGCTTTTGAGCAAGGTCAACGTGTATAAAGTATTCTTTGTCTGGATCTGGTATAAACCATTCTTCTAGTCTACCAAAATTATCCACAGCTAGGTGCGCTTTGTTAAATGCTTTTTCAACCTTCTCTTTTGATTTAAAGAATGCGTCTATAGCATCTGGTGGCATACACGCAAAGCGTGACAATGCATCCTGTGGATTTGTAAAGAATGCTACCTTAAAGTCATCAATCTTTCTAACTGGATTAACTTCCCACGTTGGCCTTCTTAATGCATAAACTTTTGGTATCTTGTATGAGACTATATGGTCTTCTTCCCACTGGATCTCAAACTCATTGCCTACTGTTCCGTCTGGAAGTTCTTCATCCATCTTAAACTTGTGATCACGGACTACCGTCTCTACCTCTGCAACAACAGCGTTGTATCTCTGTTGGATGTAGTCATTTTTATATCTAGGGAATGAGAGCAGAATAACTTTACCAAAGTCTGGGAAACGAGAGTCTACTGATGCACGATACATATCATATATAGCCGCACCTGTTTTTGCTTGGTCATGGCCTGTTGTGTTTTCAATTGCAAAGCCCGAGATCTCATCAAGGATAACAACTATAACGTTATACCCTTCCCAGGCTTCACGCTCAGAGTGGCCAGAGTGTACTGTTATTGCTTTATCAAACTTAACTTCCGAGGCCTTGTCGGTATACTTACCAGCAAACCAAGGTGACTTTTCAATTCTTGTTTTAAATCCTTTAAAGAATACGTTGCTTGCTTGCTGTGAGTTAATAGCAATGTTAATAATATCAATGCTATCCCCTGGAGGCTTTCCGTAATATGTAGCTGGATCTTTTAAGCACAATAGTAAATATACTATATAGGCAACTGCAATTGTTGAGCAGTAATCTTTTCCTGAACCTTTGCCAAGCTGAGCAACTACTTCATTAGCAGTTTGCTTAAATCTTATTCTTCCTTCTTCTTCTCCGAATAATTTGATAAGGGTTGAGTCTTTATAGATCTGCGAACTTTTTTCGATAAGCGTGTATTGATAGTCGGAAAGTTCTGGAAGCCCAAGGTATTCTGGACTTCTAACAAACGTTTTAAGATCGACTGGTTTTTCATCGAATTCCTCTCCGTCAAGCATATCGATAAGGTCACTGAAATCAAACGACATCGGCTTCCTCTACTGGGACTGACTCGATTATTCCAGTTATTTGGGACAATCTCTTTGCAACTTCCATCTTACACTTAGGACATGTTGATGTAGTCTCTTTTAAAATTTTAACAAGAAGATCTTGTTTGCGTTCTGTCTCTGCAATCTGTGATGCAATTTCATTATTCTCAAGTACGCCGATTGATTGAAGCATTGCAATTCTTTTAGTCTCTATGTCTGCAATAAGCTTTAATGCGCCAGACTTTATTCCAAGTTGGCCAGATTGATCTGCATCTTCTACAGTCTTCCACGCCTCTTTGATAAGCATGGCATAGTGTTGATCCGCCCCTGAGATAGCCTCTCGGGCACGATCTCTGATGTTGCTATCATTATGTACAACGTCTTTCCAATCATCGATTAGCTCGACAACCTCTTTGCGCTGTATTCCTGTAGTGGTGGCAATCTGTGTGGGTGTGCTTCCTTTTAGAAGTTCTTCGACAACCCTGTTCATTCTGTCAAAATGATCTGACAATTCTATTTCGCTCATTAATACAGTATACTTTCAGTCGACTAAAATGTCAATCAGAATCAGCCCTAGCAATCTTATATAGGACTAAGTATCCAATTAAATCGTCAATATCGTTATCTCCAGCAAAGCCTTGGTTGTTCTTTACCCTATTTAATTTATCATCAATACGAACTTTTAATTGCTCTGTTGAATCCGCCGTTGAAAATATCCTTGCTGGCTCAAGGGCAGAGTTGCCGTACGAGATATTCTTTTCAATTAACATATGTGCAATTTCATGGCATGCTCCCCAGATCTTATTACCTGCTGGTGCACCTACTGATCTTAAATATAAATCACTACAATTAAAATTGTTGACATCCCCAAATACCGCCTTTAGCATTACCTTCTCCTAATCAATTTAAACTGTTCTAGGTATCTCTGTATGGTCATAGCAGAGACTTTACACTCTTCGGCAATTTCTGTTACCGTTTTCTTTTGAACCACATATCTTCTATGCAGCCATTCTTTACTTTGATATAGCTTCATCGTTCCGTCAATATACTATTAGAATAATGTGCGATCCCGAATGAATCTGCAACATCAAAATCTGTTAATGATAAGTTATACTTCTTATTAAAGTAGTCAACCGTTCTTTGCTTACGCATATTGCGTAATTGATTTTGATACCAAGAGTCTGCGTATCCTGGATTCTTAAATCTAATAGCCGCCTTCTCTTCTTTAGTGGGGTTCTTGTTGCCTATGTAAGCCTGCCAAGAGGAAGGGGATATAGTTATAACCTTCGCACCTGTAGACATTAGTTCTGCAATAACAACTCCATAAACATATGATAGTTTAATTACAGCATCTGCAGACTTTACAAATACTGCACCTTCAACAACAATATAATCTGACTTAAGTTCATCTAGCATTAAAGACATCTTGACCTTTGCATTATGAATCTTATCATATATATCCTCGCCTGACAAGTTAATCTTACCCCACTTTAATGGGACATCGTTTTCCATCAAGCAAAAAGCAATAGAGTTAGTGGATGCATCTATCCCAAGAACTCTGCTTGCCTGTGTCTTCTTTAAACTAGCTAACGTCATTGATCATCCTAAATAATTTATTCTTTGTATCCGCATTTACAGTCTTCTCGCATGTTGAGCATAGATCAGTATTATTATATCTACTTAGCTGTGCCTTACACCTTGAACAAGGTCTTGCTGCACCATTTCTAATTGCCTTCTTCTCGTAATACTTTTCCATAATTCTTCTGTTTGTTGCAACACGGCAACACTCATCAGTACAGTATTTTTGATTATGAGTCTTTGGCTCAAAGTCTTTCTTGCATTCAGAATTAGCACAGATCATTTATTAAATACCGAAAACAAATCAATATCGACAGTGCCTACTGGACCGCCCTTTGCATAACACTCTTTCTTAACTGGGCAGTAAGTACAAGGCATCTTTGATTTAGTTGCACCTTCTGGTCTCTTGGGAAGATCTCCATTTTTAAAATTATCCCAGACTTCGCACATCCAGGCAAAGGTCTCCTCAATAATCCTTGTATTTTTTTCGTTCATAGAAATTGGAATAACTAGGATTTCTTGAGTATTCTTATTCTCATACAGGAAGAATCCTTCTTTAGCATTCTTTAGCTTCATGTAGGTAAGAAGTTGTAGCATGTGGTTGTCTGTAGGCTTCATCTCTGATTGTCTAGTATCCCACACCTCTTGCTTTGCCGTTTTAATTTCACCAATTACTGTCTCGCCATCGTACTCCATAATAAGATCTATGAAGCCTCTGATAGGAGGATACTCATTAATAATCTCTTCTTCTTCCGCTCTCCACTCTGGCATAGTAGAAATAAGCTTCTGTAGTCGCTCATGCGCCTGAGTTCCCTGTGCCATATTAGCAACAGCAACTGCATCGTTATCATCAATAAAGACTGCGCCA